ATAACTTGCTGAATATTACCCTTAAACTGAGTAATGTCAGCTCCAAATGTAAATAATAAATCTTGTTCTGCCATTACATCAACCTTTTAAATATTTCCTTTATCTCATCATCTGAAATAGCTTTGTTCTCGTCATCATCGCCAGGTAATTCCCACAACTGCTCAGGTGTTTTTGGTGCGGTCTTTGGATCACCCATTAACCGCACCATAGTAAACATAAGGAGTCTTGTCTGCTTGTAAGCATCAACTTTTTTATCTTGATGTCCCTTAAGCATTAAAGATAAATGCCTTGGACTCATTGCATAAAAATCATTAGGCAGTAGCATCAACTCACCAAACGCAAATGACTCTATTTCTTCCCACGAGTAGTCTTTTTTTTTGGCTCTTCAGCCTTGCCTACTTGCGTCTGCTTAACAAAGTCACTTGCTGTCCAAATGCTCATTATCTCCTTAATCTTTTCAAGAATTTCCTCGTTGTTTAGATTTAATTCAATAAAATCAACAAATGATTCGAAAGTTAATGAAGGAACTACATCTTTTATTAGACAATTATTATAATAACCGCTATAAAGTATGTGAGCAATTCCAATCTCGTTTAAGGTATCGCCTTGAAAAGCAATACCATCAACGAATTTACCTTGCAAATAACGGAATGATGCCATCCCAAATTTAAGTCCGAGTTTCTGACCATTAATATCAATCGTAGTATAGTTCATAAAATTAAACAGTTATGTCAATAACACCAGTAGAAGTAAAGCTACCACTGAATTTAATAAATTCAGCATTTGCTTGAGTTAAAGTTAAAGAGTTGATGTAAGCAGAGAATTGATGGTAGTAAGCAACACCGATAGAAGAACCAGTAACTACTGGACTTTGAACTCTTACGTTAACCAAAGTCTTATTAACCATTGCGGTCAAAAGGCTATTGTAACTGATTTGTGCCACAGATGGTGCAACTTCGCATACTGCATCAAAATCAACGCTTATTGAAGAATCACTTACTGAGGTAAGAATGCCACAATTTGTGTTGTCTGAAGAAGTGTCAGCACTTGTGTTAACTGAAGAAGAAGCTAAACAAACGAGGTTTTTGTAAGATGAGCCACCGGCTACATCAATCTCAATGTTTTGCAATGAACCTTGAATCTGTCCCATTTTATTCTATTTTTGAATTATTGAATTATTAATCGTTAAAATCTTTCTTGTAATATACAAATCACCATTATCTATTGGCAAATATCGTGAACTTATGCGTGATAATGGGAATATTTGAAAACTTGCATCCCCAACGTCCTTAATTCCAGTAGTTGGTAAAATTAAATTAAGCACCAAACTCGAAATGGCATCAACAACACTTAAGTCTGGCTGCCTATACTGCTCAACAATTATGTTTACATCAATGTCGGCATCAGTCACAAATTGTTGGTTGTTGTTATCCGCAACCTCATTGACACTACCAAGCATGATGTAAATTGGAGGAGTTGTAACAAATGGAGTTTGCCCATAAACTGGAACTGTGCTGCCATTATACACAACATTGCCTTGCAATAAGGTTAAGTAACATTGTCTAATATTGTTTGAACAGTCTAACATTTATTTCTTTAATAATGCTTTTAATCTATCCTTAAACCTCTTTTTAAAATCCTTTAGCACAACTTTTACCGCAGGGTACAAATATGGTTGCGCTCTTGTTTTACCTTTACCACTTTTCCAAAAGTCTGCTGCTATATTTCTCCACTCATTTGGTAACTTAGGCTCATAATTTTTATAATTCTGACCGGTACCAAATTCCACATAAGCTGCATAATTAACACTAACCCTAACCTCATGCCTAAGCAAAGATACTTTATTTGCTTTAATTGCTGCTCTCAGCCTTGAGTAATCAGGCGGAGCATTTTCTTTTGCCTTTCTCTCAATATCAACCGATGCAGCAGCCAATTCAATATCAACCTCTTCAGTAAAGTCATTCTGTAAATCCTTAAGCTTATTCAAGGCTTTATTGAAATATGTATCATTGACTTTTACATAAAGAGGTTTACTCATATCACAACTTTCTTATACTGATGGAAGTTAAGACCATCCCAAAAAGGATAAGCAGTAACATTGCCACCTTGTGAGTCACCATTGAACTTCTTACCTCTATTGTCATAACTCCAAGCCACAAGTGTAAGGATGTCAGACTTAATATCATCGGGAATAGAGCCATAACCGGATTGGTAAAGGCAAACATAAGTCCCAGGTATATAAAGCCATAATTTGCCTCCTAATTGCTCGTAGTCGGTATCTTTTACAAAGATGTCATAGGTAGTGAACCCAGTCTTGTATTTAAGCTCATTTACGCATAGTAATGGCGCATAAGGTAAATCTACTATCCACACTTCTTGCGTTGTGCCACCAATGGTAAAATTGGCTCTTAGTAGCTTATTGACAAATGATACACCGCAAAGATTCTCAATGTGCTTTCTTGCCGATGCAAGTAGATCACCGATGATATCATCGTCCGTATCATAGGTAACTCGCATCCATGCTTTAGCATCAGTCAAACTAACTGGCTCAACAACTGCATCTTGAACTACTTGAACACTATTTATTATTATAGACATCTTTAATTGAATTTATAAACCATTTCTCTGAGCCAGTGTTCGAACTTGTCCAAATTTTCTTCTCCCCCCAATTCTCCTGCTCTTTTTTTACACTTTTCGGATTGAGCTTTGTAATTAATAGCTTTCTCCATTTTAAAAATTGCATCAATCCATTCTTTAACATCATCTCTATTTTTTATAAATATTCCTGCATCTCCACAATTCTCTTTCAACCCAGGTGTTTCGGTACTAATAACCGGAATGCCATAACTCATCGCCTCAGTTGCAGTCATTCCCCACGATTCATATTTTGATGGCATTAATAACAATCTTGTCTGTTCGTAGGTAGACTTAATATTAGGCGAATTAGCGACCACTTTCACATTATCAAGCTTTGGTACAAATTGCTCGTCATAGCTCCCTAAAACCGCTAAAAACCGCTTATTAGGCAATGCCCTTGCTATCTGTTCAAATATCTTACCGCCCTTGTTCTCATTTAGGTTTATCAATGTGATAAATTCGTTTTTCTCGGTGTTCTCGGTTGTTGAAAATTTTAATTTGTCTATTGGAGGAGTCAAAGTAAAATTATCAAAATCATATTTAAGCTCTTCCTTTATCCATTCAGAGTTGTAAATAATGTGTTGTTTCTTTTCAGCTTGTACAATCTCTGGGTACTTATGGCTATTGTGTATTAAATGGAATAATGGCTTTCGCTTCATTGCTGCCATTGAGATACTCCATTTGGTATAATCAAGATGTGTAAAAACCGCATCGCACCAATGAAATAAGTTCTCAATCACATTTGGGTTTGGAGGGAACACATCAATCTCGTCATAAACGTAATTGTTCGTAATCCTATAATGATTCGCCTGATGTAAAAGAACTCTAATGTGATGACCTTTGGTTTGCAAATGCTTTGCTATCCGGTGTATCATCATCTCAGCTCCGCAGTTGTGGTGCGGAGGGTATAAGTGAATCGAAAGTAATATGTTCATATAAAGTCGTAGTTCACGTAATATCCATATTCAGTATTCCTATAAAGGAGTCCCATGTACGGATATCGTTTTATAAATAAGTCATGAGTTAAATCGTCTTGTTTATGCTCCTCGTATATATTTCCATTTACTTTTCCTTGTATCATTTGATAAGGAACTGCAACCAAGCACTTAATATCTTTATTCAATAACATTGTAAGCAAATTGTCTGCATCCTCAAATGACAAATGCTCTATTACATCCCCAAAAATCGCATAGTCATAATTGCCAAATCTGAAATCGAGTACATCCTCATTAAAAACCTCTCTGTAAATATTCCTAAGATTAAACTCCTCAATGTATTTATCCCAAACCTCAATCGCATCTATGTTTTGATAATGGTTATTAAGCATTAATCCATAAGTCCCACTTCCTGCTCCTACATCAATTATCCTTGCATCACGAGGTATGTTTCTCATAATGTGATACTCAACCTCTAATTTAAAATATCCGTAGGAATAAGGCATATAAAATAAGAAGGGAATTTCACCCTTCTTGTTCTCGCGCGTTAAAACTATATAGCTCCGTAAACCGCAGCAGTTGGTTGGAATTGTAACAATTCGCAACGTGCTTCACAACGGAAAGTAATCAAGTTCTTGATGAAGTCATCCTGATCGAACTCAGTGCTTCTTACATTCAATCCAGATTGTTGAGCGATGGCATACTTGGTAGTGTCCATAACATAAATCTTAGATGCAGTAACAAGAGAGTGTGGGATAACCGGAATACCAAGGATTCTTACGTTACCATTGTTGTCGATAACCATTCCACCAGGTACTGAGTAGTCAGCAGGTTTAGTTTTCAATAAAGATGCCCAACCGGCATGAGTTGTCAAAGACAAGTTTGCGTTCCAGTTCAAAGCACCTAATTGAGCAACATAATCAATGAATTTCTCAGCAGTAACAGTAGCAGAAGTAGAACCTGCGGTTGCACTTGAAGCTATTGCATTAAGATAGTAAGTATCTTCTGCTCTTTGGAAATCTTCAATCAATGACTGCTGAAGATAAGCTTGAAGGAAAGGCAAATCATCAATCATCTGACGAGAAACTTTAGCATAACCTGCGATGAATGACAACGCAGTGTTTACCACTGTTACATCATAATCAACTTGTGGTTTACCATTACCTTCAGTTTGCTTACCGAAAGAACCTTCACCTACTGGAGTGTTACCTCTAGGAAAAGAAACCGAACCGGTAGAAACTGGGATGATGTTAAAAACTGAACGCAAATGTGGGTTAACATAAGACCTAAGAGCAGGATTGTCAACATAAGAAGTGTAAACAGAACCAGTAAGGTTGTTACCGATTGTCATAACTCCAACTGCTTTCATGTCCATTTCGTAAGAGAAACCCTTACCGTTAGTCCTTGCAGCAGATTTGATGTCGTTCCATCCTTTCTCGATAGCACTTCCAATTTCATTTTTGATATTGAAAATGTGTTCAGCATAAGATGTAGCAACTCTTCTCTCGGTGTTAGCTTGTAAGCGACCGAAAGCAGCCTTAGCTTCCAAAACCTCAGAACGAGCTTCTTCGATGCTCTTGTTGGTTTTCAAAAGGCTTTCGTTGATACCTTCAACTTTGCTATCGAAGTTTTTTTGTGCTTTCTCATTTATAGAAGCAACTTCGGCTTTTTGCTCTGCCATTTTTGATTCGAGGGCAGCTTCGAATTTTTTTAAATCTTCCATTTTACTTAATTTAATACTTGTTTAAAATTGATATAAGCGATTTTACAAACACTCTATCATCAACTTCTTTTGGCTGCTCAGGTGTTTCTTCGACTACCTTTGTGCTACTCATCATCTCAATAGCTTGTGCTAACTGTTTGACCTTTATAAGACATAAGTCAATCGTTTCCTCAGATGCGTCTGAGTTCCGGATGAACTTATCAAATGCTCTAATTTCATCTTGCATCTTCTCCACACTTTTCAAAGACTTCATTCCAATTAATGGTGTGTTCTCATTTGCTCCCCAAGCAGTTAAGCTTGAACCCTCAAAAAGCATCACATCCCTTAGTTCATTACCCATATCTCCCTTTTGCTCTTGCAAGGTACGAAATCCTATGGAATGCTCTTTTATTAGTCCGCTTTCCACCATTTTTATAAAGTCTTTGCCTAAAGTATGTGTACCAACTAAAGACTCGTAATACAATCCATATCCATCTTCTTTTAAGGTTGTAATCTTACCCAATGGCTGAGAAGGATTATGGTTAAGCAAATGTTTTACTCTTCCTTTACCATCTGGTCCCCAATCATTGATGGAACGTTTAAATGCTCCTGGCATCATAATATCACCATCAGCGTCAACCATACCAAAGGCGGAGAAATAACCGCTAACAATGCCTTTTTTGGCATCAACATCTTTTAGCTCAAGCTCAAATGACTTATAACTGTATATCATCTTTGACTTTATTTTTGTTTTCTTATTAATTTACCATTTGCATCTCTTTTTGGCTCAAACCCCACTGTACACCTGCAATTTATGCTAAATCCTGCCGGTGTGGTCGGATCACCTGGAAAACCTGCCAACACCAAATCTCCTTTCTTTCCCGTAGATGTAAAGTCATCCGCCCATCCCACTTTTTGACCATTCATATCATAATGGTCGTATTGATTTTTTGGGATCCTTCTCGTCCTTTTATCCCTTGCGCTTATCCACACTTTGTCAACCTCAAATGGGTGTTTGTCTGCACCAATCATGGCTGCGTAGTTACTTGCCCTCATCACCTCAGTCCTCGCAATTCTTTTTGCCCTCATCATGCTATAACCAGTAGTTTCATCACTAAGAATGTCTTTAGTTATTTGGTCAATGCTCTTTCCCTCTTGAATTCCCTTAGCCACTATCTCCTGAAGCTTTGCTTTAGTTGTCTGAGTCATATTTGAAACCAAAGTAAAGCCATATTGCACCAAAAAGTTAAGAACTTCCTTAACCCACTCACTATTAAAACCAAAGGTATCACTTTTTTGTCCCATCACTCCAACTGCCCTATATACAGCATTTCCAAAGATTACCGCAGACTCTTTGTAAAGCTTGTTCATAATTGTCATCATGCTTTCATTCCAAGCATAAGCACCCATCAAGCTTAAAGCACCTTGCACTCCTGCTTTGTTAATATCATTAACGAACTGCGTTAACTCTTTCTTTATCGCCTCATTAAATAAAGCAGTGTACTTTACATCAAGTTGTCTGCGAAGTCGCTCCACTTTCGTCCAGTATTCTCTTTGCTGCTTCGCGTTCATCTTCTAGTCTTTTTTTGTAACTAAACCTAACTTCCATTCTCATCCGTTGTTCCGTTCGGCAAGTCATCTCCGTTGGGATCTTGGGAAACCTGGTCATTACTATTTCCCATATCTGACTGTCCGTTGTTTCCGTTAATATCATTGGTTTGAGTTCCATCAGTCATAGTTAAGTCCATTAATACTTGGTCAATTGGTATTAGACCATTTGATACATAAGATGTAGCATAAGCACCACCTAATTCCTCATAATTCATCGCAACTCGCTTCTCATCATAGGTCAACCAATTGGCATCGCGAAGTATGCGTGACATACGTTCCATGTCTTGCTGCATCTCAGGAAGAGCAGTGATATCAAAGTCGATGTACACATTCTCCCCAAATCTCGGTACAAGCCACTTATTAAGCTCATCACGAAGGGATGCACAAGTTGGGATGACTGTGTTAGTCATCAAGTCACGCATTGCGTTTTGGTAGTTGTTGTAAGAGGATGTGTCAGTATCAAAGATGACTGCCGGTAAACCAAACACCCTGCACCACTGGTGCATTGACATTTGCATTGTCTTAACCAAGTCCATGTCAACAGAAGAAAGTCCGAAATTAAGATAGTCCCAAGGAGTTTGGAGGACATTTATCCTTCCTTTGTTATCAATTCCGTTCATGTCCTCGTTTACTGCCCTTTTTATCATATTTGCTTGTTCGACTGTGAACGTAGCAACATTTGAACCAATAGGCTTTGGAGTGATAGCACCTTTTGCACCTCCGTTCTGAGCCATCATGGCTGAAGCATCAGCAGCACTATTGCTCATGCGGAGGGTTGCGTAAGATGCTCTCATTGGAGAAACACCTCTCATGTGCGAACGAGTAGAGGCATTGAAGTCCGGATTCCATGTTTTCCACATCATGACCTTATCCTTAGGAATGTCGATGCCTTGCGCTACCATTAGCTTATAACCAAGGACATTATACAAATCGTTGGGATCACCATAAATATCGAGGAAATGCGTAGGTAGAACATTTAGCTCAAGAAATTTGCCACCCAAATTGCCATCATTGCCATAAATGTCCCCTTCGCCAGAAAGAAAGCGATATCCAAATAAATTCTCGAAGAATTGGTCTTGCGACTGGTTTTTGTTAGGATTTTCGAGGAGATTGGCAAGTGGACTGCCCATCACAATATTTTCCGAGTATGCGTTCTTCCTCTCGATGATTGCTTTCTCAAATGCCCCTTTGTTGGCTATACCTTTAGAAAGTTGTTTGTACTTCATGAGGGAAGTTCGCCCTTTCTCTGTATCATTTAGTTTGTAGACATACCAAGGGATAGAAGCACACTTACGGGCAAGAAAACTGACAATAGCATAAACGTCAGCATTGCCAAGATATCCCTCGTTTACATATTTCCCATCTTCGTAGTTCTGGAGTGCTGCACCATTAAGGTAGCGGAGTTGGGCATCAAATTGAATATTTGGATTAAGTCCCTTCTTTTTAAATATGTCGAATAAACCCATTTTCTATTTATATTACTCCCCAAGTTACCGAAGGGATTGTTAATTTGCTATATATGGCATAACGTAGGGAATCTGCGATGTGATCAGCAAACTTGACCGGTTGGTCGAGCTTATTACCATTCCTATCCGTTTTCCACCTATAATTCTTAAGTTCCTTTAGCAAATTTAGTGATTCTTGATGAATCGTCAATGGAGTGCCTTTTACGCACCTAATTCCCTCAGTTACGTCCTTATTTGCAGGTTTAGCATTAAAGCCATTTCTGACTAACTCCTCGATTGTTTTTGGCTCGGCTGCATCGCAATAAATCTCATCCATTTGCGATAAACCAAATGTTTTTATTCTATCAATAAGGTCATTAGTGGTCAACCTTGTTTCGTAGAGTAGTTCTTGCACATAAGCCACACCATCGTAGAACACAACCTTTACTAAGGCAGAAGGAACATTGAACCCAAAGTCTAAGCCGTACACTGTTTCACCTTGTCCTTCCTCCGGCATATTCTCGGTTGTTCGATAATGAGTGTATATCAGGTCTTGTGAGAGTCCTCTTTCGCCCAATCCATAAATTTGCCAGTAATTAGGATCAGCATCTTTGAGGCGGTTCAGTTCGTCAACCAATTCTTTTGGTAGGAAAGGATTGTCCATAAAAGTTGTGATATGGAAATCTGAGTCATCACGAGGTATAACATTGTCATAAATCCATGAGCTTACATCAGAAGGATTGTAGTCTATCACTATTTTGCCCTCAGTACGCATAATTAGCTGCATCCATGCCTCGTAGGACAGTTCATTAGCCTCGTTGCAGAAAAGATAGTTCCTTGCACGTCCACGTATCTTTTGGGGTTGATCAGCACTTACAAACTCTATGATATTGCCATTTAGCGAGTAAATCTGGTCGGTTTTGTTGTGATTGTTCTCAGAATAGATGTTTAGCTTGACAAGGATGTCGATAAAGTCGCGGAGGACTGTACCTTTTATGGAGGGAAGGGATTGCCGGACGATGGTGAGCGTTTTTCCGTTCTCCTGAAGGAGCTTTACGATGAACCAAATAAGGATGTTGTAAGTTTTGCCTGAATTATGAGAAATAATATTTCTTGTTGTAACAATGTAGTTATGAAATGGCGCAATCATCAAATCATAGACTGTGTCCTGCGTTTCATGGAATATTATCTCATCAACCTCGTCAATGCTTAGACAATGCTCGTCCAAGACCGCCCCGTTAAAATATCTTTGATAGTGCAGGTCTTGACTCCATACTTTTGCGCTAAATCTTTCATCATGACTACGTAAGGCTTGTACTCCGCCCTTATTTTCCTTACAATATCTTCTGTAAGGATACTTTTTCCATTCTTCTCCCCATTGTTGAACGTCTGCCTCCCTTGATTCATCATGTGGGCTATATTCTCCTTGAATGTCACCCATTCCAAATTCGAAGCTTTGTTGTTCGCTCGATTGTTGTCGATATGGTTCACTTGAGGTTTCTCGAACGGATTGTTCACAAATGCTTCCGCTACTATCCGGTGAACCTTGATTGTTTTGTACTTGCTGCCCATCTTTAACATTGTTCTTATATAACCATTTGCGTCCAAAGCTGGTTTCATTATCCTCATTCCATCCGAACCACTTTTCATTTTGTACTTCATTGCAAGAATCCTTCCCATATTGCTCACTAAATAGCGACTTTCTGTGCCATGTACCGGCAGCCAACATTCTGAGGGCAATGTCAAACGATTCAACGTATCCATCATTTTGTAGTAATTTATGTCCATAAGTACAAGTGATTTTTTGTCCATCACTTAATACAAAGGTAATTACTTTATGTTTATGTTGGTCACCCGTGTACATAAACTTATTAATAACTGGGAATAATATGGGTTTACCTTTGGTATTTAACGAGAAAACCATCTCTCCAATCTCAATATCCCTTATTTTCTTATATCCATCATGAGTTAAGACAAGAGTTTCGCCAGTAAAGCAGCGAGATCCTCCTTGCATGACCGTAATGCGTTTATCCGATGAAGCGAGTAGTTCGTAGACCTTATTAGTTTGGAGTGTTGCGTTCATAGAAAATTTTAAAAATCGAAATTACGAAATCGAGTTGAAAAGTAGGGGAGAAAATGGGGTGGGTTGGTTTTAAAGCAAAAGACTCGCCCTGGTACGCAGCCCTTTCGGACTTAAGCGTGGCGAGTACTGTTATTGTAAATATTATAGTATAAACATAAGTTTAAGACCGATTTGGAGGTATCAGAAATGAGGAGTGCCCCCCGGCCTGGCCGTTTTCGTTTTCTCTAAGTTCTCCCCATGTCCTTTGCCGACCTTTAAAGTAGGTGAGTAAGTAGGTGAGTAGATAGGTGAATCACCTACTTTGATATTACGAAAAAACGTAATATGTCATGTGCTTTTTCCATAGTTCGACCAATTACGTATATAAGCGATATTATGTTAAATAGGTATAGCATAGTAGTGTGTTTAAACGGGTTGACATTGTGGCACTAATTCGGTTAGGCTATTTTTACCAGCTCATGAGGTGTAATTACTTCGACTGAAACACTGTTTAATGTGGCTTCAATTTTGCTTTCTATCTTCTGGGTAGGAAGTCCAATATAATAAGACAGGAAGATAGCAACGGCCTTCATATCACCGGCCTCAATCCTTTCCTTTAATGTATTAAAACAAAGGTCCGCCATTGGAGTTAATCGCTCAATTATCTCATGTTCTTCCATGCGACGTTTGCGACCGGATCCCGGTCGATAACCTCCATTTTTTCCCTTTACTATTTGTTTAGTTATTGTTTCCATTGCTGAAATAATCCGACTAATCAGTGCGGTTAATTGTATACTTATTTAATTATTTGCATATCATGACTAAATTGATCACTCTTTTTTTCCCTTTCGAATATTCGAAACTTCAACCAAGTATCATGTTGATCTTTTATATTATCTTTTATATACCTTATAAAATCATTCAATTCAATATATAAAAACAAAGATTGATCAACCTTTGACTTTTTAATATAATAACCTCTTTTATTCATACTCAATCAATTTACAAAGTTATTACCTTATTT